AATGCGAGAGGCAGGGAGAGCTGGCAGATGAGATTTACAGATTGAGGCGATGCACCTGACCGATGAACAGATACAGAAATACTATCGCTATGCTTACTCCATAGCAGGGGTATTGTATCGGGATCTCTTTCATCATGTGTACTGTGAGCTGCCCGGTAACATACAGAATCCTGACAGCTACATTTACAGATCAATGCTGAATGCCTACATCAATAAAAAAAGCACATTTAACAAGATGTACACTATTCAGGATAATGAGATAGATGTGCAAGTGGCAGATGAGATCCAGCAGCATTCAAAGTACGACAGCTTCCTGCTCCACAAGATCCTGCTGGAGATGGAGATGGAAGGATTCGAGCATGAGGTGAGGATCTATAAGGAGGTCAGGTTGGTGTCTAATATCGTGAGGCTCAGCAAAAAAATAGGGGTAACACCGAAAACATTATCAAAAATAGTTAATTTCGTAGAAAATGAGGTTCGCAACAGATATCTTCACTATAACTCCTGAGCTGGTCATCGTAGGCTGGTTCATTATTTTCATCCTGACACATGAGGTGAATCTCTCATTCAGGCTCAAAAAGTTCGTTGGCCTTGATCCAACGGAATATATCAAGCTGATCGACTGTCCTCCATGCCTTACATGGTGGTTCACATTGATCATATCGCTGGAACCGGCAACAGCTGCCACAGCGTATCTAATAGCTATACTAATTGATAAACTGGAATCATGAAACTATCACAAACAGCACAGCAAGCTCTTGATCGCATCAAGCCAAAGATAGAGATCAAAGCTATAGACTTCAAGGGCGCACAGCTCAATGATCTCGCTATCGTTTACCATGAGGTAACGCTGCTCGCTACAGGCAAGGGCAGAGTAATGTCGAAAGGTTGCAACGGATGTATCCCTCCAGCGGTCCACATCTGCTACAATTACCTACAGACTATCAAGGAGCCTGAGATCATTGAAGAGCCAGCGAAGGTCATAACCGTACAGGTTGACGAATGGAATGATCTCACAAAGGCTGAGCTGTGGGAGCAGGTGAAGAAACGAGGTTTATCGGCACCATCTACAGCTACAAAAGCAAAACTAATAGAGGTACTCAATGCAGGAAAATAACACACCAGAGGAAGGATCTAATAAAAAAGATCCGAGAAAAGAGTTCTTTGCAACGATTGGATACTCTTACATTATGGAGATGAAGAGGAACCGTGAGTTCAGGCGCAAGATGGAAAAGACTGAATTCGGTAAAGCAACAAAGAGATATTTAATACAAGTATTCGGACAAGATGCCAACACCAAAGAAGAACGAGAGCAAGGAGGAGTGGATTGATCGCTGCATGGGTGACAGCGAAAGCGTGGACACTTATCCCGATGAAGGGCAAAGGTATGCCGTATGTCAATACAAGTGGGAGCAGTTCGAGCCTATTCAGCACATCTCATTCGATTATGATGGGGTGCTGACTACAAAGAAAGGCATGGACCTTGCTCTGAAGCTCAGAGATAAAGGTCATGTGCTGTATATTATCTCTGCAAGGTCACATAAGACATTGCTCAGATCAAAGGCACAGCTACTCGGAATACCTAACAGCAGGATCTATGCTACAGGATCGAATAAGAATAAGGTTGCAACGGTAATAAAGCTTAAGCTAAAGAACCATTATGATAGTAGTTCAGCTGTGATCAAAGAGCTGGTGAAGGTTGGTAAATTGATTTGATATGATAGTAAAGATTTCAGAGATTAAACCTAACCCAAAGAACCCGAGAACGATCCGGGATGATAAGTTTCTAAAGCTGGTAAAGTCTATTCAGGACTTCCCTCAGATGCTTGAGAAAAGGCCTCTCGTATGTTTCACAGATACTGATGGTAAGTATGTAGTACTCGGAGGTAATATGCGTTTAAAGGCATCAAAGGAGGTAGGTTTGAAAGAGCTTCCTATTATCCTTGCGGATGACTGGACTGAAGAGCAGAAAGCGGAGTTCCTCATTAAGGATAATGTAGGATTCGGTGAATGGGACTGGGAGCAGCTTACATCAGAATGGGATACAGATAAACTTGACGAATGGGGATTAGATTTACCAGGGTTTGATTTAAACGCTGATGAATTAGGAACTGAATTTAGTTTGCCTGAAGGCGACAAAGCACCTTTTCAACAAATGACTTTTACTTTAGCAGATGAACAAGCAGAGCAAATAAAAAACGCAATAGCAGATATTAAAGAAACTGAAGAATATAAGTATGCTGAAACAATGGGTAACGAAAACACGAATGGAAACGCACTTTATTTAATTATAATGCAATGGGCAGAGCAAAGGAAATAATAGTTAAAGTTATACCAGCAAAGATTGCTAATGAGTTTGTAAAGAAATACCATTATTCAGGTAAGGTAGTTCCAAATTCAATATTACATTTTGGCTGTTTTTTAAACGAACAATTACACGGGGTTTTAAGTTATGGTTCTCCAATGGTAAAAAAGAATGTTATTCAATTTGTTGAAAACACGAAATGGAATGAAATGTTAGAATTAAATAGAATGGCTTTCAATGATTATTTGCCTAAAAATTCAGAAAGTAGATGTATTTCAATTTCAATTAAATTAATTAAAAAAAACGCGCCGCATATAAAATGGATATTAAGTTTTTCAGACGCTAATTTATGCGGTGATGGCACTATATACCGTGCAAGTGGTTTTCATTTAATAGGAGTTAATAAAAACACAAGTACCTACCAATTGCCAAATGGCGAAGTAGTTTGTAGTTTAACAAGTTCGGCACATAGAACAAAAGAAAGTAATGGTAAAAGTGGAACTAATTGGATAAAAGAAAATGGAGGTAAAAAATTAGAAGGCTTTCAAATAAGATATATTTACTTAATAGATAAAACTTGCAAAATAACAGTTCCTATTTTACCATTTAGCAAAATAGATGAATTAGGAGCAGGAATGTATAAAGGAAAAAAAGTAACTTTACAAGAGAGAAAATTACAAGCGCCGGAAGCATAAAAGTAATGCGTTAGTCATTCCAGACTAAAGAAGGGGTGCGATACCACCCCGGCGCTCTATTTACAGCGAAAGAACAACGATGCCAAAACCGGAAAACATAGAACCCCACAAGTGGGAGAAAGGACAAAGCGGAAACCCTAAAGGAAGACCTCGAAAGTATGTTTCTCAGCTCACAGAGATGGGATACAAAAAGTCCGAGATCAATGACACTATTCAGGCAATGATGGCAATGACATTGGATGAGCTGAAGGAAGTCTGGGAGAATCCAAAGGCAACGATACTTGAGAAGACTGTTGCAAATGCTATGCGAAAATCACTTGAGAAAGGAAGCCTCTATTCACTTGAAACGCTACTGAGCAGAGTGTACGGATCACCGAAGCAGGAAACGCAGACAGAGGTCAGGATAGTAGATAAGTTCGATTTCGATGAGTAACACCATCAAGGGATATAAACCACACGAGAACCAGCGATTAATACATCATGCAATAAATCAAGATCCTGCAAAGTATTACGTACTTTGCATTGGCAGACAATGGGGCAAGACATTACTCTGCATCAATCAGAACCTGTACTGGGCTATCAATGACAAAGGATCTAACATCGGATGGGTATCACCTATCTACAAGCAGTCAAAGCGTGTGTACAACGAGCTGAAGAAAGCAACGATCAGAAGCGGTCTATTCACATACAATGATTCTGAGCTGATCATAAGAGGCTTCGATTCAACGATCACATTCTTTTCAGCGGAGAGGCCTGACAATATCAGAGGTAACACCTTTGATTATCTTGTTTGTGATGAGTTCGACTTCATGAAAGCAAACATCTGGGAGGAGATCCTCCAGCCTACTGTACTGGTAAAGGGTAAAAAGGTAGTATTCATCTCAACACCGAAAGGCAAGCGCATGATGTACAGGCTCTCGCTGCTCAGGCATCAGGATGATCGGTACAGATACTTCAAGTTCACATCCTATGATAATCCCATGATCGACAGCAGGGAGATCGACAGCATCCGCACAACGGTACCGGATCACATCTTCAGGCAGGAATACCTTGCTGAGTTCATCGATGGAGCTTCAGGCCTATTCAGGAACATCAGAGAGAGCATCGGCAGAGCAGAACACAAGGGCAGGATCTACGGAGGGCTGGATATTGGTAGGGCAGACGATTACACGGTGCTGACCATAGGCACAAAGGAGGGAGGCATCCTTACCGTTCAGCGATGGAGGCATGATGAATGGTCCAATATCATTGACAAGGTGGCAAAGGTGATCAAGGAGTACAACGCTGCTACCTATGTCGAGGTCAATAATCAAGGGGATGTATTCTATGAGATGCTCAGAAAGAAGGTAGGCAACCTTATCGAACCATTCACCACTACATCGAAGAGCAAGCCGATAATGATCGAGGATCTGGCTGTGGCATTCGAGCAGATGGAGCTATTGATCCCGGATGATGAATACCTGATCGATGAGCTGGAAGCCTTCACCTATGTATTCGATCCTAAAACAAGGCACGTTAAATACTCAGCTCCTGAAGGGATCCATGATGACTGCGTGATGTCGATGGCTCTATTCAATCAAGCAAGGAAGCATTTATCTCTTAAAGGGAGATATTTTGCTAAAGTATAGTATATTTATAATAATAATAATATAATTGCTAAATCGATTTAGTAAATGGAATATAAGCTGCCAAAGAAATCGAGTGATCTGCGAATCAGCCATTTCAAGCACATGGCGAACGTGGAGATTGAGAGCATTGAAACGATCATCGACAGGGCGAACCTGATAGCTGACTTCATAGGTATCAGCAGGAAGAAAGCCTATAC